GAGCTTCGAGAGGCGTTCCGCCTCCTTCTTCGCGGCTTCGGCCTTCCTCTTGTAGTCTTTCTCCCACTTTACCTTAGCCGACGCCAGCGCCTCATCAATCCGGCGCTGCACCGCCGCCTCATCGGCCTTGGGGCTTTCATCGGCAGGCTTGCCGCCCTCCTGCCCTGCCGAAACATCTGCGGACGCCTTGCCGCCGCTCTCCTGCCCTTCCGTTCCGCCATCTGTCCCGCCATCGGCGAAACGCTGCAGCTGGAACGAGAAGCCGTTCTGCCTATCTTCTGTCATCTGAAATTCTCCTCTCTTGAAATTTGGATATAAGAAAAGCACCTCGCATCTCTGCTCAGCGCTCAGTCTATCTTGTTCATCCGATGTTGGCCGACCAATGTCCCCGCCAACAGCTCTATTGTTTGTTCCATCATGCAGGAGGCAAGACCTTCTCCGTCTGGTTCAAAGGGGGCAAAATGCAGATGCAAAAGCTCGTGAACCAATGTCTGTTCCATGTCCTGTGCGAACATCGTGTTGCGTGGATAATCGAGCGGATCGATGATATGGATGACCGACTTTCTCGATTCAAGCACCCAATTATTTTCCCCCTGCGCATCTTCCAAGGTCATCTCGTCAGCCCGACAGATTTTGGCGCGAATATCCCAGGCGTCGAGCTTCAAAATATGCTGCCATTCCTTCAACGCCTCTTGAAGCTCCTCATTGTTGTATAAAACACTCATCGTCCAACCTCCCACATGGTATAATGGCCGCAACTGAGAAATAGCTGTGCCTTACTCGTTGCTTATTATTGTGTTGCATGATATAATTTGAGTAAGGAAGTAGCAAACTCGAACCTCTGCCCATATTGGCGGGGGGGCGGGCTTGCTACTTTTTGGTATATCTAAGTACTTTAGCAATTTCGTTATGATGGCCAATTATGATGGTCGTTGTAAAGGCAGCGCTCCTATACAGTCGATTGACTATCTCTATGAGTAGTTCTTGCATATCAATATCTGAAGAATTTATCCACAAGATAAGTCCCCCAGGATTTTCTGATATTTGCTTTAGCCCTTTCCTGATTGCGTTGTTGGTAGCGTTTATACTGGAAATATTTTTCAATTCCCAGTATCTGCCATTCCACATATAATCCGGTGTTTTTATATGCTGCTGATTCACCTCTGTTAACAATTGAAACTCTCCGCCTAATTTTTCATGCAAGAGCTGACCGATTCTAATTTCTTCTCTATGATCGGACTTTGCATAAAAAGATTGCTGCGGGACTGTAATCTCCCCCGCTTTTCTTGTCTTAGTATGTAGGTGCTCTTTGGTGACGTCCTTGATAATACCTGTATCTACTAACCCTCTGGCACGCCATTCCTTTACCGTGATTTTCTTGTCTACGTAGACCTTCTTCCATTCCGCATAGGTCATGTCAGCCGGCACACGGATATATTTTCCATCTGTATTCCTGGCCGCCCGCGTTCCCTTGGGCTTGCCATCGCCCTTGATACTGCCGACTATGGTCGAGCGGCAGTGCGGATGCAAGGGCGGCGCGTTGGTGCCGGGGCTGTAATCGTCGACGGAATAGATATGCCCGTCATGGTCGCGGCAGGTCGCCGAGGTGCGCCGGTCAAGTGTTGCGACGAAGCGGTAGTATTTCATGCCGCTTTCCTTGATGCCGTCGACGATGGCGCGGTTTTCTACGTAGTTCAGCTCCGTGCGGACGAGCCGGATGGCCTGCGAGTAGCCGACGTTCATGCGCTGCTCGACGTAGCGGGCGAGCTCGTCAGCGGAACAGCCGCGGTGCATCCCTGCGGTGACTGTCCGCTGTATTGTCTCAGCCAGCTTCTCGCCATTCTTCCAGATGCGGGCGGAGTAGTTCTTCCCGCTCCAGGGCGTCCGGATCACGTTCTCCAGCGCCCCCGCATCGACGCGGCTGACCGGATGGATGAGCCCGCGTTTCTGGCCGATGTCGTAGAGGTCATGGTAATAGAAATCCTTATAGGCTGACGGCAGGAACTTGTCCATGGCAGCCCGCACGTCTTTTGAGAGCTTCCCAATCTCAACGAGCGTGTCCGCGTAGAGCTTGTCAAGCCGTGTGATGCGGCTGCGCATGGCAAGCGTGTTCAGCTCGCGCAGGAGCTCGTTGTCGCCGGTCGTCTGGATTTCCTTGACATAATCCTCGATGTCCATGCGCCATGTCCGGTATTCCTGCCCCATGAGGAGGCGCTGCGCTTCGACCATGTCAAGGCCGTTATCATTCGCAAACCGTGCATAGAGCACGCGGATGTCGCTCTCGATGTGATGCAGGGAGCGCGCGTAGAGGTCAAGCAGCTCTTTTTCAATTTCCTGTCGGCTTTTCCGGTGCCACGCTGCTTCCAGCTCCGTGTTCCGCTTCGCCCAGTATTCCTCGTTCGTCACTTGCCTCACCGCCTGTCATGCTCTCCTGCTCTTTCTGCAGTTCCTCCATCTCCTCCGCGGGATTTGTGACAAAAGGCAACAGGGAGAGGAGGCGCTTCTGCGAGACGAGGCCGTAGAGCTCTTTGACGATCTGCGCCTGCTCCGCATCGTTCGACGGCAGGTTCGCCGTAAAGGTGATCTCGATGTCGCGGAAATCGATGTCCGCCGCGCTCTTGAGCTTGAGCATCCCCGCGATGAGCTCGATGCGGCGCTGCAGCCCCTGCTTGAAGCCACGCTCTTTGCGGCTCCGTACCTGCTCGAGGCCGATGAGCTTGTACTTGATGGCGACGCCGGTCGCATTGCCTGCGAAGGCCTCATCGCTCATATCCGGCACGCTGGAGAACTTGTGGATGTCCTTCTGCAGGCGTGTCTTGATATTCTCAATGTAGGTGTCGTTGAGGTTCTTGATGAGCCATTCCGCGCCGCCGCCCTCATCGAGAGAAAGAACCTTGTTGCGCCGCAGTTCGGCGATGTCGTCGCCTGTCGTGCCTCCCATGCCCTTGAGCACGAGGTAGGCGTCCGTGAAGTCCTCCATATCATCGAGCGTCAAGGACTGCGCTTTGTTGTAGGCATCGACGAGCGTGATGACGCTCTCGAAGTCGCCGCGGCGCTCTTTGTTATTCTCATACTCCACGACGGGAACATCGTCGAAATAGTGCGGGCGAGCGTCCGCGATCATGCGCAGCGTACCGCTGTCGTAGGCGTAGCTTGTCACATCGCGCTTGTCGTAGACATCGACGTACTCCTGATAGGTCACGCCATCGAGATTGTAGACACGGAAATGCCGGATGGCGCAGATCACATTTTCCTCCAGGGATGCCTCGCAGACGAGAATGACCTCCTCGGATGGCACCACCTGGAAACGGATTTTCGCGTCGGCATCCATGTAGAGAAGCTCATAGGCGGCGCCTGTGATGGCCGCCTCCTCCGCGAGCCGGAGATTATGCGCAGCCTCGTCGTTGTAGCTCAGCACGTCCTGCAGCGCGTCGAGCTCGTCTTGATTCTCGGAAAGGGACGAGTAGGCTACCGGCTTGCCCATGAAGAAGCCCGTGCTCATGTCGATGATGTACCCGCAGTAGTTCGCAACGATCTTGTTGTTCGGCGCGTTGTTCGCCCGCTGTCGCTTGCGCAGGATGTCGTGCTCGCCGCGGTAATAGCGCTTCAAGCGCAGTTCACGCTCTTTCGCCGTGTCGTGTCGGAGGCATATCGTGGCGATGTCCTGCAGGGACAATTCTGTTTTTGTCGTAAAAATCTTCATAGCCCGAATGCTCCTTTGCTGAATCGGCTGATATTGTGCAGGCGCATGACCTCAGACAGGCTATAGCGCAGGCTGTCGATTGCGTGATTATCTTTGTCCGGGTAGGCGCTCACGAACTGTCCTTGACGGTTCTTTTCATATTCGTAGGTGATGAACTCGCGGTAGGTATTCGGCGCCCGCCGCTTGTCTATATAGATGTGCCCCCGGTCCTGCAGCCACTTGATGCCATGCTCTACGCTGTCGGGGCCTTTCTTTGCCCCGCTGATGCGCAAGCCGTAGCTCTGCATCTCGGCAATTGACTTCGGTTCTGCGGAATCGGCGAGGATACGATGCCGTCCTGCCTTGGCGGCAATTTTCTCTGCTGCCTGCCTGTTGAGTAATTTCTGCTGGTAGATTTCATCGAAGATGTAGATGTCCTCATGCTTTGCGTCGTAGTGGCAGGCGACAAATGCCAGCGGATCCACAGCAAAGCCGAAGTCAAGACCGAAGTAAAGGCGGTCAAAATTCCCAATGAGTTCATCGCTCATCCGCATGTCGCTGACGTTCTCAAACACAGCCCCACCCGTGCCTGTGACCTTGCCGAGGTACTCATGCTCATAGGCGCGTTCATTCTTCTCCTTGAGCCTTTCCGCATCGTCAAAGAATCGTTCGCCGAGCCATTCCCGCGGCACGCCGAGATAGGTGGAGTGATGCACGAGCCTGTCGGGATCCTCAAAGAGCTTTTCCTCATTCACCCAGTTGTTCTGACTTTTGGGCGGGTTGAAGGAGCAGAACTCCCAGTATTTAGGACCGCCGCGCAATAGCGACTGATTGAGGTTGCGGATTTCCTCCATGCCGCCAAACTGGTCCAGCTCCTCGAACCACACAACGCCGATGTAGCCAAAAGGCAGCTTGATGGACTTAATCTTCTGCGGATCGTCGACGCCGAAAAAGAGGATTTTCTGACCGGTCTTCCGGTAGGTAATCTCATGCGGGCTTGTCTTGAAGCGGAATTTGCTCGTGAGCCCCAGCGCATCGATACCCCACTGCATCTGCGGGTAAACACTTGTCTTGATGGTGTTGCCGACCTTGCGCAGGACAACTGCATGGCAATCCGGATTTTTGATGAGGAGCTGCGGGATCTCGAGGCTTATCTCTGACGACTTCGTCGAGCCGCGGCCGCCCTCCAGCCAGTAGTATGTATGGCCATGGCGCTTGATATCGCGGTGCAGCGCATAGAAATGCGGCGCTACGATGTCACTCAGCCGTATCGTCTGCATCCGCATCCACCCCCAAATCATCGATAATCTGAACGTCATCACAGGCCGCTCCAGCTTCGGCTTTCACCTGCTCGATTTCTGCCGCCAGCTTCTCATTGCGAAGCTTCTGTTCCTCTGTCAGGAGCTTCGCAGGGACGTGCTGCATGTGCTTCAAGAGTGCGTCCGCCGATCTTTGCCGGATATTGAGCCCCGCGGGGAGTTCTTCGTGCGTACCCGTAACGGGATTAATGACCTCTTCTCTCACATCGCCGCGCATGACGCCCGTATGAAACCGCAATATCTCATCCTCATCTGCAATCTGTTCTTTTTGAAGCGCTTGCAATCGCCGCTGATATTCCTCAAAAATTGTAGCCTTTTGTAGCATCCTAGCGGCATGCGTGTGGATGTATTTCTGGCTGTATCCTGCTTCACGGGCGGCTTTCGTCGCATCCCCCAAGCGGATGTATGCATCAATAAATTTCAGCTGCCTCGGTGTCAGACGTTTCTTTCTCTTCTCGCGCATCTCACATGTTCACCACACTCCCTGAAAATCCCCACAAGAAAAGGCCACCGCCTGCGCAGTGACCTTCTCTTTATTCCGTTTTCATCATTCGCGCCGCACCGCTCCCCTCCCCAGTCGTCCCAATGCATCGCGAAAATGTCTCCTGTGCGCACTACGAATTACGCTTTTTATGAGGGCATGGCTCGCGGCCGCGCATGAGGTCGATGTAGGTCATGTGCCGCTCACTCCGGCAGCGCCGCCCGACGCAGTACATGTCCGCGCGCGTGCATAGTCTGTCTTCGTTGTGTTTGCATCTGTCGTTGTCGCAGTGTACTGCTGTCATCGCTTCACCTCCAATGGAAAGAGCCACCGCTTCATGCGATGGCTCTTTTAGAACTCGTAGTGTGTCCACATGCTTATGATTTTTACCGTTTCTTGTTCCCGCAGCACCTGATACACAAGGCGATGCTTGATATTCAGACGCCGTGAGTATGCCCCTTCGAGATTGCCCCGCAGCTTTTCGTACGGCGGCGGTGTCTGAAAAGGATTCTGCCTTAGCACATCAAGCAGACGTTTCGCTTTCGTATCCAGATGCGCTGCTTTCAGTTTCGGGATATCCTCCGCTGCCGCCCTTGTGAATACGATACGATACATCACCAATGCACCTCGCTCTCAGGGATGCACTCTGAAAGCGGCGTCTTCATACCACTCTCGATCTTTTCCCGCATCCCTGGCACAGCGCACAGCTCCAGCGTTGCCACGAGGTCGTTATAGTCTTCCTCACTCAGCAAAACGGCATTGCCAGTTTTTCCCGTGATGCAGACCGGCTCATTATATCTCACCGTCTGCTCCATCGTCTGATACAGGTTCTGTCGAAAGTTCGTTGCATTCATGACCTGCATACGCCTCGCCCCCCTTGCGTACATTATAGCGTGCATCACAATGAATAGCAATTCCGCCCACACGAAAGCCCCGGCACTGTTTCGCGTCGGGGCTTTCGTGTGTGTATGCATCGGAGGCTTTCAAATGCGCTTGTGTTGCGGTCGTTCCGGGATTTCCCGGAAACCTTACGCTACTATCATAGCACATCCGGCGCGTGCAAATTGATACTCTTTGTGACATGCGCCGCGCTGTTAGTTATCCACAGGCTACGCGATGAGGACGATCTGCTGAGGGCTGGCTGCCTTGAGTCCGAAGATGTACTGCGCGAGGGCGTGGAGGGCGCGGCTACCTTTTTTGCGTATGCCCTGGTATGAGTATCCGAGCTCATCACCGATGTCGTACCACGTTGCGCCGCTGATATAGTGAGACTTGAGGATACGCGCGTCCTCTTCGCCGATTGCCTCAAACGCGTGATGCAGGAGCGCTTCGAGACGTGCGATTTCTGCAACATCCTTCTGACGCATCCCGTATTTCTGCTGGAGCGCCATGCGCCGGGCGGCAAGCCTCTCCGTCGGCGAAGATTCTCCAGAGCCGCCGCCCGGCTCATTGCCGTATTTCGAAACGGCGACCGGCACGGACGCAAGCTCGCGCTGCGTGTCGCTCATCTCCGCGATCCAGCCTTTGCGCATATCCATGAGCCGTTTATAGTCTTTGAGATACCCCCGCGTCAGTAGCAGATAGTCGTTGTGACCGTCCTGCATAGCGCCCCCTCCTTTGATTTGCTATGTCTATTTTACCATATCCGGTGCTTTACTGTTAATCCTCTTGATTTCCCGGTCAAGATACCACGCTGCTTTTCGGAGGTCTTGCAAGCCGTCTTTTGTCTTGCGCCCGGCGCGGGCGATGTACTTGACTACGTTCCCAAGATGAAAGCCAAGTCCCCACGCTTCGATGGCGTCGATAGCTTCAACGCCGCCGGTTTTATAATATGCCGGATGGTTCACGGTTTCGCGGTGTTCAATGCTTACATGCTGCTCTGACGTATCCATAGGAGCAGTATCGGCGCTCTGATGGTCTTTAGCGTACGGATTATCTATAATGGGCCCCTTGTCAAGACCACATTCTAAAATTTTAAGAGTGTCTGAGGAAAACTTGTTCTATGCTGCAAAGCGATTGAAATACAGCTTGTCAGGAACCTCGTATCCCAGTGCTTCGTGAGGACGTATGCCATTGTAGTCATCCACATACTGGTTGATGAGCTGGCGCAATTCCCTCGGAGTGTGATACTCGTTCGGATAAAGCTGCTCCGTC